TGTCAGACGCTACTTTGTTTATTGCTACTGCAGCAGTACAACTTGGTCAAAGAATCTATACCTCTGCTGGGCATTTCTATGAAGTGACTTCTCCAGGAACCATGTCTGCCATTGCACCTTCCCATAAAATTGGGACAGTTAGCAATGGTACAGCAGCATTAAAGTTTGTTGGTACACGTGCTTCTGGAACACCTACTGTTGTTGGTGGAGCAGTAACTGCCATCACTTTAAATGGTGCTGTTCGATCTGTTGATATGGTTATTGGTGGTTCAGGATATATTTCTGCTCCAACTATTTACGTCACAGGCGGTGGTGGTAGCAATGCTACATGCGTAGCTAAAGTTATTGACGGTGTTGTTAGATATATTGATGTCACTAACTCTGGTGATGGTTATACTTCTATCCCTACTATCACAGTTGGTGAAGAATGGCAAGCTGGTTTATCTGTTCTTATTGGTGAACAATACTTCTATTCTGGTAGACTATACACAGTTACTGTAGATGGCACTTTTGATGCTGATAGTGGAAATTACCCAACACACCTTTCTGGAACTGCGACCAATGGTACTGCAACTTTAGAATATGCAGGTGTTAATGCTACTGCCACTGCTAAACGTAGATTTGGTGCTGGTTACAAAACTGCCCCAATTGTTACGATCACAGATTCTGCAGGATCGAATGGTTCAGGCGCAGAAGCATACTTCCAGACATCTAAATCTGAAGCAAGAATGGTTCCGATCTTAGATAATGGTCAGATCGCTGGCATTATTTTCCAAGATTCTGGAGTCGGTTATAGCACAGCTACATTAACTGTCACAGGTGATGGTGGTGGCGCAGAACTACAAGCTGACTTAAACGTTGGAACAATTCAGTCGCTACAAGCTAATAATGAGATCTTGACCACAAAGGGTACTATTAACTCTATTCAAGTTATCTCAGGTGGTTATGGATACGGTGTTGCTAATATTCGAATCGAAGGCGATGGCAATGGTGCTACCGCTGAAGCTGATATTGATACAACTTCTGGTCGTATCACTAGAATTAGAGTAACAAATATTGGTCAAAATTATACCTACGCTGTGATCCATATCACAGGTAATGGTCATGCAGGAACTGCACGTGCTATTATTTCTCCATATGGTGGTCATGGTAAAAACTCTCCTGATGAATTTTTCGCAAGAACACTTATGTTCTACGCCAACGTATCAACTGACTTGAACCAAGGTATTGCTGTCAACAACGATTACCGTCAAATTGGAATTATCAAAAACCCACGTGTTTATAATGACGATATTAGATTCAATGATGCTCTTGGTTCAACATGTTATGTTATTGAACCTTCTGGCACTTTTGACCAAGCGAAATTCCCACGTGACAGTGCAATCTCACTGAATAGGTTAGAAAACGGTGAAGTGTCAAATAAGAAATATCGTGTTATCTCAACTACTGCGAATTCTATTCTAATTCAATCACTAAATAATGATATACCTTCTGTTAATGATACATGGCAAAATGATGAAGCAGACGCAGAGATTAATGGTGCAACATTTACAGCAACTTCTGTGGGTTTACCACAAGTAGATAAATATTCTGGACAGATGATGTTTATTGATAATAAAGCTGGGTTCACACCATCTGCTGATGAAACTGTTACATTGAGAACAGTACTCAGATTCTAATGCCTAAATATAACCGTACCAACCTTTAGGATAGTGTAAGAAATGACAATCAATTTTAATACAGAACCATATAATGACGATTACGATGCGACAAAAGAATTTTATCGTGTTCTGTTTCGTCCTGGATATGCGGTTCAAGCTAGAGAATTAACTCAACTACAGACGATTCTTCAAAATCAGATTACAAAATTTGGTGACCATATTTTCAAGAATGGTTCACAGGTAATTCCTGGTTCTGTTAACGTTGATAATAAGTTTCACTTCCTAAAACTGGAAAACACACACAATAACGAAAACATCTTTGCGTACATTAACACCTTCCGTAATAAAATCATTACAGGTGTTACTTCTGGCGTTAAGATGCGTGTTATTGATACGTCTGAGTGTGATTGTGTAACGGTACAAACAAACATTGCTACTCTTTACTGTAAAATTGAAGGTACTGCTGATGATGGCACTACCAAGCGTATGGTAATTGGTGAAGAGATTGTAGCTTATGAGGCTGATAACCAAACCTCAACTAACTTTCTTCTAACAGAAAACCAAAACGGCGATATTACTGCGCAGATCCGTAACTTGGGTGATGCTGGTGAGACTGCAACTGCGTATAACGTCACTGGTTCTTATGAATCTTCTAACGTTATCGGTAACGCATATGGCGTAGATGTTAAAGAAGGTATTTACTACATTGATGGGTTCTTTGTTCGTAACCCAGAACTTCACTTGTATGTTGGTCGTTTTACTACTACCCCAACTGCTCGTGTAGGTTTCAAAGTCAACGAAATTATCACAGTTCCAGAAAAAGACACATCATTGCTCGATAACGCTACTGGCGTTCCAAACTTTGCTGCGCCTGGAGCACATCGCTATCGTATTAATCTAACCCTAGTTGACAAAACTCTAAACTCAGTAGATGAAGATAGATTCATCGAACTATTGAGACTTAAAGATGGTGTCATTCAGCATAAAGTTGAAAAAGCCACTTATGCTGAACTAGAGAGAACACTTGCTCGTAGAACCTTTGATGAATCTGGTAACTACGAAGTAAACAAATTTAAATTGTCGCTCCGTGAGCACCTATCAACTGGTGGTAATAACGGTGTATATGTTGAAGAACCTGCTTCACCTGAAGATGGTGTAACATACGGTGACCCAAATAAATTTGTTATGGTTATTGATCCAGGAAAAGCATACATTCAAGGTTATGAAGTTGAATCAGTTGCTGCTCAATTTGTAACATTTGATAAGGCTAGACCACAAACTGTTAACGGTGTTACTACTGAAAACGGTCATATTGTTCGGTTAGATGACGTTAACCTTGGTATTGATCAAGGTAGTTATGTTCTTGTTGACACTGTCCACAAGTTTCCAAACTTTGAGCAATTTGAAAAAGTATTTTTGGTCAACAAACGTGTAGCCACCAATGGTGCTGCGCCTTTAGCTGCAGACATTGTTGGTACTGCTCGAATCAAATCATTCCAGCTACATGATGGTGACTACACAGACGGTGCTCTAACGAAATTCAAACTTGGTTTGATGGATATTCAACTATATCCAGGAAAATCTTTCGAAAAGAACGTCAAAGCTGTTCATGGTCGTAACGCAGACCAAAACTTCACATGTAACTTAGTATCAGTGTCAAAGACATTGGTTGGTTCTGCTACTGCGTCAACAAGTTCTACAGCCGTAACAGGTTCTGGAACAAACTTCACAGAATCTTTAGTTTCTGGTGACTACCTTTACGTTAACGATCAACTTATTGGTCGTGTTAGTACCATCACAAACAACCTTGCATTAACCCTAGACGCTAACTCTTTAGCATCTGTTACTAATGGTCAGGTTAAAGTATTCAGATCTTCATTGAAAGAGCCAAACGCTGGTTCTCTATTGTTCAATAGTGGATTTGACTATGTTAAATCTATGCTCGGATTTGACGGTACTGCGGATACTCTAAACTCAACAACAGCGACTGTTCGTCAGATCTCTTCAGTAGTTTCTAGTTCTGCTGGTGTTGTTGAATTGACATTGAGTGGTACAAGAACTTTCCCATCGAACGATGACTTAGAAAACTTTACTGTTATCAATAACGAAACTGGTTCTGTAGTTAATATCGATAATAGTGATATTCAAATCACAAACTCATCAACTCGAATTGTTATCTCTGGGCTTGCGGCGACTAAGTCCCACACGCTAATCTTATCTGTAAATCAGACAAACACTGCAGCTGCAGCAGCATCGAAAACACTTCAAGAAGATTACGAGAACCTTATTACTGGTAAGAAATCTGTCACTGGTTCAGTTGTTGAACTAGCTATGGCTGATGTGCTTCGAATCAAGAGCGTTCATATGACTGCTGGCGATTTCACTTCGTTTGATACAAATAACTTTATTGACATCACTGATCGTTATACATTGGATGATGGTCAAAGAGATACACACTATACAAATTCTAAACTTGTTCTAAGAGCAGGTGCTGCTATTCCAACTGGTGCGTTGCGTGTCACATATGACTACTTCACACATGGAACTAATGGCGATTATTTCTCAGTAGATTCATACTCTACAATTCCTTACGATGACATTCCAAACTACTTTACAATTGACCCAGTAACTGGTGTTAAGAAAGAGTTTTCTTTGTCAGGTGCTATTGACTTCCGTCCAATTGTTGATGGAAACAATAAATGGTATCCAAACCTACCAAAAATCGGTAGCGATATTAACACAAGTATTGCTTACTACATCGGTCGTCAAGACAAATTGATCCTTGACTCTATTGGTCGATTCAATGTATTGCAGGGTGTTCCTGCTCTATTGCCACAAGAGCCAGCTGATCCAGTTGAAGGTATGGTAATCGCTACAATCTTTGTACCACCATACACATCAAAAGTTGGTGATATTAAGATGCGCCAGCGTGATAACAGACGTTACACAATGCGTGACATCGGTAAGATTGATCGTCGTGTAACTAACCTTGAATACTACGTTGTTCTAAACCTACTAGAAAAAGACACACAAACGCTATCAATTAGAGATGTGAACACTGGTCTTGACAAATTCAAGAATGGTTTTATTGTAGACCAATTTACTGGTCACGGTATTGGTGACGTTAAGCACCCAGATTATCGTGTTGCTGTTGATTCTAAGTCTAAACAACTACGTGCCATGCACTTTACTTCAGCACTAGAAGTTGTTGAAGATCTTGCTTCTGGTGCTGAGCGTTCCTCACAACCATATAAGCGTAGTGGTGATCTTATCACTCTACCTTTCGTAGAAGAAGAATTTGTAACAAACAGAAATGCTTCTCGTTCTATTGACGTTAACCCATATAAGATTGGTGCGTTCAAAGGTGAGATTCTTCTAGTTCCAGAAGGTGATAACTGGAAAGATACTGATCGTAGACCAGACCTCCAAGTCACAGACGACAATAATTATGACGCCATTAAGTTTATGGCTGATGAATTAGGTGTTACTGGTTCTGTGTGGGATGAATGGCAGACTAACTGGACTGGTTCTTCAACAGAAGTGTCGAACTACGTGACTGGTAATCCAAACCAGCGTCGTCAGACAGTTACTGGTTACGAAGAAACAGTAACAACTGAAACTGGAATTCAATCTCGTGAAGGTATCCAGACAAACCTAACAAGCACTGTAAACACTCAAGATTATGGTGATAGAGTTGTTGATATTAGTTACGCATCATACATGCGCCCACGTCCGCTTGTGTTCATCGCCAAGAACTTGAAGGGTAATACAAAAGTATATCCATTCTTTGATTCTGTGAGTGTCACAAACTACGTTAAACCAGCTGATGTGTTTAAGGTAACAAGAAACTCTGGTGCTCCAGTAATGAATTTTGGTCTCAATACTTTGGCACCAAACATTCTTGCTGATGATCCAGCACGTGCTTATAGTGGTAATATTGAACCAGCTTTCCAAATTGGTGATGTTATCTCTAACTTGGATCATACCCCAACAACTATTACTGCTGTTGGAGCAGTAACCACTTCTGGTGTTAAAGAATTTACGGTTAGTGTTGGTAGTGTTAACAACATTAGTCCAGGACATCATGTTGAACTCTATAACATGGATTTCTATCCAGAAACCATTGTAACAAGAAGTTTGACAGCGACTCAGTCTTATGCTCAGTCAACTGTTCTAGACAATGCTTATACTGCCAAGCAACTTAATAAGAAAATCTTTATTGTTAAGTCAATTAGTAGCAATGCGTTGACTCTTATAGACATTAATGGTGCTGACATTCCAGTGCATGATGCTTATGTTCCAGCTTCTGGTTATGCTGGTACAGATCGTGGTCTGCTCAAACGACTAACTGCTACTGGTGTTGTATCCTTTGATGGTTATGTACACGATTCAGACACTGCTGGAAACGTAACACAAGATATCCATGTGACAAATATCCGTAATGGATTTGCTGTCAATGAGACAATTTCTGGATCTACTTTAATTGGATCAACAAGCAACTACAACCAAGTAACTATCAATGCCATCAATGGTAATGATAGCCAATTGACAAACGTTGCTGTTAATGCTACTGATACAGTTCTCAAAACAGACGTTGATGGTACTGTTGTTGGAACATTCTTCCTTCCACAGAATGAAAATATTGCTTTCAGAACTGGTGAGCGTCAATTCAAACTAACAGACAACATCTCTAACAGTGATGCTGATTTTGACTCAAAAGGACAACAGACATACTTTGCTATGGGTATGACTCTCTCTAAAGAGCGTACCATTGTCAATACTAGAACTGCGACCTTCACTCAGGATCGTTTATACGAAGAGATTCCAGTACGTAGAACATCAACCTCTACTCGTGTGTTGTATTCATACTATACTGGTCACGACCCAGTAGCACAAACATTCACCGTTCGTTCAACTGGTGGTTGTTTTGTAACATCTATTGACTTGTTCTTCAGTGAAGCAGGCAATCGTCCTGTTACTGTGGAATTGAGATCAACCAATAATGACGTGCCTTCTACTAAGATTGTTCCAATGTCTGAAGTTACAAAATCTCCACAAGAGATTAATACTTCTTCAACTGGTTCAGCTGCTACAACGTTTACGTTCCAAGCACCAATCTACCTACAGGATAACGAAACTTACGCTATTATCGTTAAGACCGATGAGCCTGGATGTCAGTTGTTTGTTTCTGAATTGGCACAAGTAGATTTGATCACTGGCAACACGATCACTTCACAACCATTGACTGGTTCTTTGTATCTCTCGCAAAACTCTCGTGAGTTTGAGATCAACCCACTCCTTGATATGAAGTTTGTTCTACGTAAGGCAAGTTTTGACACTTCTGCTACCGTTACTGCAGATTTCCGTGCTAACCCACCTGCTCCTTACGCACTACCACGCAACCCATTCGAAATCACTCCAAATACAAACTTAGTTCGTGTTTACGCACCGAACCATGGTTTCTTGGCTGGTGAGAAGGTTGTTATTAGTGGTGTTGCTGATGGTAACTACGGAACTACCTTGGCTACTACTGGTATTCCTGCTTATGTGTTTAACACAGGGCATATCGTTAGCACTTCAGGTTTAGAAAAAGATTCTTTTGTTATCGACTTGGTAACTGTGGATGGTGATAGTAACAGCATGTTAGTTGGTGGTATCACAAATGCGAACTTTACTAAAGGACGCTACGGTAACACTGGTGTTATTATGACAAGATCCTTGAATCTTGATGTTGTTTACCTAAAAACTTCAGATCTAAACTTCCAAGATACAAACTTGAAGTATTATGTGAACGCACAAAACGTAGCTGGTACATTTACTGACTACCTACCACTTGTTGCGAATTCTAACTATACTTTCAATACTCGTATGCATATTAAAACATATGAGAACCAAAACCTTTCAGGTGGTGCGCCAGTATCTTCACTAAGATTTAGAGCACAACTTTCATCTGATAATAGTAACGTTTCTCCTGTTATTGATATGCAGAAGATTTCTTCTTTCTGTGTAACTAACAATATCGGCAGTTTGAACCAAGCTGGTGTTAACGTGGTTGCTATCGATAGCCGTGTTCTACTACAAGCAGGTGATGTTACTGAAGAAGATAGAGTTACTGCTGGTAGCGGAACGATCACTGTATCAGGTAGTACTGTTACTGGTTCAGCTACTTCTTTTGTGTCACAAGTGTTTGCTGGTGATGTTATTCGTAAACTAGACAATACTGTTATCGGTACTGTCCAAACTGTAAACAGCGATACAAGCATCACCCTAACAGGTACTGCCACAACGATCTCTACTGGAATTTCTTTCGAGATTGTTGGTGCTGATGCTGATTTGATCTTTGCTAATAACTCAGATGGTTTTGGTACAATTAGCGCAAATCTAGACGCAGGTGATAACCTTCTTGACAACGCAATAATCGGTAGATACATCACTATCTCTGGTGTTGCGTCTGGAATTAATGGCACTTACGCTGTGAAAGATGTTCAGATCCTAAACGACAATAGTGTATACGCTGGTAACGTTAACCAGTCTAAAGTTACAGTAGTACTAAATTCTGGATTCTCTTCTACTTCGACAATCTCAATGATCACAGATAATGATTTCAAGATTGAACAACTAGATCGTTATACAGAAGATTGGGCACCAATAGGTTCTACAAACTACGCTAACTACATCACTCGTCCATTGAACCTAGCTACTGCAGCTGAATCTATTAAGGTTCTGTTTGATGGAAACATTGTTTCTGGTACAGACGTTAAAGTTTACTACAGAACATGGGATGGACAGACAAACCTAAATATTCTACCGTTTGAAGACAGCGGATGGTCAGTACAAGTTGTTGATGCTTCTGATACCTTTAGAGAAAGATCTATTGATATTGAAGACATCCCTCCATTTACTACCGTTCAAGTTAAAATTGTATTGAAGTCTACAGATGGTACTAAAGTTCCTAGACTGAAAAACTTCCGTATGATTGCGCACTCTTAAAATGTCAAAGTTAGAAAAAGTAAAAGGTTATCGGGATTTGGTGAAAGACACCACCAATGGTGGTGTCGTAAATATTGATCTGTCTGCTTATGAGCAACATAAGAGAGTTAAAGAACAAATTCTCTTGAAACAACAAGAATCCAAAGCAAACTTAGACATGGTTCAAAGTCTTCAATCAGAAATAAACTGTATGAAGTCAGACATGTCTGAAATTAAATCATTGCTTATTTCTATTATGACAAAAGGTAAATAAACATGGCTGAACTCGTATTAAGATCTGTTAAAGGCGTTCCACTTAGCATCGAAGAAGCAGACGCAAACTTTACTAATCTAAACACTGAAGTTGGTGGTAAACTTGACGCAACTGAGTACACCGCTGCTGATGTGCTCGCTAAACTTCTCACAGTTGATGGTACTGGGTCTGGATTGGACGCAGATACCCTAGATGGCAACCACGCTGAAACGACTAATGAAGCATCAAGAATTGTTGCTCGAGACGAGAACGGCGACTTTGCTGCTGGTACTATTACCGCAGAAACTGCTTTTGTTGGCGATTTGACTGGTAATGTTGTTGGTGACGTCACAGGTAATGTCAGTGGTAACGCAACTAACGTTAGTGGCATTGTTGCTCTAGCAAATGGTGGCACTGGTGCGACAACAGCAGCCACAGCAAGAACCAGTCTTGGATTGGGTAGCATGTCTACTCAAAATTCAAATAACGTTAGTATCACAGGTGGTACAATTAGTGGATTGACTAGTCCTGTTACTCTAGCAGCAGGTGGTACAGGTGCTATTAATGCGACTCAAGCGAGAACAAACTTGGGTCTAGTTTTAGGTGCTGACGTACAGCCTTTCGATAATGATCTTTCTTCTCTAGCAAATTTAACCACAACAGGTATTCTTGTAAGAACTGGCTCTGGTACTTCTGCCACCAGAACTGTTACTGCTGGTAACTCTATCACACTAACAAATGCCAATGGCGTTAGTGGTGACATTACAGTTGGTCTATCAACCACACCTACAGTAAATTCCATTGTTAAATCTGGAACTAATGGTGTTGGTGATATTGGTTCTTCAGGTAATAAGTTTGGTACAATCTACGGTGTTGCCACATCGGCACAATATGCTGACTTGGCTGAGAAATATCTTTCTGATGAAGATTATCCAGTTGGTACAGTTATGATGGTCGGAGGCACCCAAGAGGTTACTGCTTCTAAATGGGGCTGTAGAGCAATCGGTGTAGTTTCTGAAAATCCAGCATTCCGAATGAATGAGGGTTTAGAAGGTGGCACGTTTATCGCTCTTAAGGGTCGTGTTCCAGTTCGTATTATTGGTGTAGTTCGCAAAGGTGATCTAATCAATGCTTCTGCTGGTGGCGTTGGATCAGTTAGCGTTGGGCACACTACAGATTATTTCGGTATTGCTCTGGAAACAAATGGCGATGCTGGTGAAAAACTGGTTGAATGTGTTATCCTATAATGAATTTTATGAATTAGTATTATCTGACTATGCGATCCAACAAAGGATCGTATATGTCATTGATAATCAGTCACGACAAGTTCTTGTCGAATCACAAAGTGATCTTCTTTGTGAAACTACCCCAACAATAAAAGTAGAACAGATGGAAAGATACAATCAAAGTATCTTCCATTTCGGACAAATGCTCGCTAAAGATGTTGAGCATGATGGTCCAGTTACATGTCACGCATTTCGATCTTACGCAGGATCACCATCTTTCACAGAACACACTGATCCAGATGATGTTTATCTTTATGTTTTAGAAGGACAGAAAGACATAGAGATGTATGGGAAGGTTATCACTATCACCGCTGGCGACAAACTTTTCATCCCAGCCAATACTGTCCACAAAGCCATAAATACTAATGAATGTCTTATGTTGTCATTCGCTATGGAAAATTATATACAGATGAAGGTGAATAATGAACTGGATGTTCTATCTAAAAACTACTGAAACTTGCAACCTCAATTGTAAGCATTGTTTCACTAGTGGCACTAAAGGTGCTAAAATATATTGGAACACTGAAAAGGTTGTTGACTGGATCAACAGATTTAGCCCAAATATAAAAGAAGGTGATACGTTACACTGTGAGTTTCATGGTGGCGAACCGTTTTTAGTTCCTGTCAGTCAGATGATTGAAGTTATTGATAACAGTAATGTTCCTATGGCATCATGGGGCATAACTTCTAATCTCACATTCAAGATGTATCCTGAGCATATTGATTTTATAATCAATCAATTAAATGGTCGAATTGGAACATCTTGGGATCCAGATATTCGTTTCACATCACCCAAACAATACGATCTCTGGAGAAAAAATGTTCAGACTCTGGTAGATTTGGGAGTTATTGTAAAGTTATTTGTTAGTGTTACCAAATCAACAATTGCGATAGAACCTATCGAGTTGTTAGAATGGGTTCGTGATTTGGGAGTCAAAGAGATGAGTTTAGAACGACTAACTCACAATGGGAATGCTAACGAGCATCCAGAAATATTCCCCTCTAATATAGAACAAGACCAGTGGTTCCTTAAGATGCACCATCAAATCAAAGAATATGATGCGAGGGGCTGGTTTGAGAATGAGTTTATGGAATCCATTTACTCAAAGTTTGAAAACAACTTCAGAAGTTCTGGAACTTTTTGTCGTGATTGTGAGGAAAAGTTATTCACTATTAATGCCGATGGAAGTATCGCTGGCTGTCCAAACTCTGCCCCTGAAGACTATTTTGGACACATAGACGACCATATTGACGAATTATTGACGAATCCAAAACGCATAAATAACATTACATGCGAAAGATCAAGAAACCCTAATTGCTATTCGTGTCCAGTTTTCATGTATTGTGGTGGTGACTGCCATCAGCTAGCATGGCAAGATGACGTTTGCGGTGCTCCAAAAAGTCTTATGACTTATTTGATGGACAATAAAATGGGGAAGAAAACTATTATACTGAAGGAAATTTAGATGGCGATTATTACTAAATCAGATGTTCTGAGTAAGTATCAAACACTTGTAACAGATTACGTTAACACACAAGTAGTCTGGGGAGAAGACAACATCCCATTTCCTGAGTTTGTATTACCAGAAGGCACTGAGTGGGGTGGAGAATCTACAGGGATTCCTCTTTCCACATTAACTTCTGCAGCGTTTGATGCTGAGTCAAACATAGTTACGGCTGATGATATTTTTAACGTATTTGTTGACGAAACTGCAAACTACACTAATCTACGTTATGTTATGGCTACATTGTTTGTCGAAGGTACTGGTGGCAACACAGGCACTCGTTCAGTTCCTGGTGTTATTTTCAGCGAACTACGTGCTGCACATTTAGATGTAAACTATAAAGTACCTACTGTTGAAAATGTAATCCCAGACCCAACAGAAGAAGATGGTGGTGATCGTTTGATCGAAAGTCCAGACATAATTGTCGAGGCTACGCTTGAATCTCAGTTTAGGAATTTTAGAAAGAGATGGCAGAGTGTAGCAGTTGATGGTGCGCTTGATGTTTATATTACCGTATGCCACTCTAGTTGTCATAGTAGTTGTCATAGTTCGAGAGGAAGAAGATGATTGATGTGAAATATATTGATACGACAGCACCAATTGGTATTGAAGAATTAAAACAGTATTTTTTAGATAAGAGTATTGTTTATAGGGTTGACATCGACAACAGTCAGTTGAAGGGACAAAAACTTTTAACTTATGTATCAAACCTAGATCTTCCAATTGATCTTGTTCTCACCAAAGAGAATCAATATGAAATTTTATCCGAGTACCTATCATTCGGTATGCTAATAAAGTCTACACCTTTAGAACTATTAACTATTGATGTACTATTAGAGATGATGGGTTTTTATAAAACAGAAAATCATAAGAAATTTATTGAAGAACATAAAACTATTTTAGATTCTTGGTTATGTAAATTCCAAAGCCTTGCTGTCTACAATATGAAAACAGTAAATGATGATTCGTTTCAAGCATTTGTTGAAACATTTGAAAAGGATGACACAGACGATCTAACTGGAGTTAACTTTATTAGTTTGTTGAGACATCAACATGCGTATAGTTTATTCACAAATGCTGATAGAAGCAAAATGAAAAACTACACAAAATACTTTAATGACAATATGTTCAAAGGTAAGAGTTTATTTTCATATTGGGCAAATCCAATCAACCCAATGTTTCTATTAACGTTTGGTATCTCTGAAGGCGTTGACACAAAAGAGTACCTAGCAGCAAAGCAAAAAACGATCCAGGAGTTATCAAATGTTTCATTTGTTTAGTAAAGTCTACGTCGATTTCGATGACAAAATTAATATGAGTTATGACAGAATTGTCTGCTCAAGCACTTATGGTGGATTAGATCCTGCATTGGACTTGTCTAAAGTTTTCTACGGAGAAGTTCTTGCCAATGTGAAAACTCCTGAAGAACTATATGGCGTTGGTGGAAAATACTCAGAGTTTCAAGATGTTCTAATTGCTGCCAGAGACAAGGTTGAACTACACAATACTCCTGTCTATATTTACTGCGATAAAGAATCATATTACCACCTCGTGGCACACTGGATGAAAGTTGCATTACCATATGCAACAGCAACAACCGCATGGAAGTTTGTTAAGTCACACCTATTCAAAGAGCAGATGTTTGTCAACTCAAGACTTTCTTCTGCAAGAATGGCTACTGATACTGACTGGGTAGATCAGGCACTATTTGAAACCAAATGGGATTCTATCACAGAAACAGATCGTGATTGGGTTTCTTTCATGCAAAGCGTGTCATCATCTTTGCGTGTAGAGTTTCTGCTAGCAAGTTATTTCTATGATGGTCGTTATGCTGACGAACTTGCTTCCAGTATGACACCATTAGTTAAAAAGGATTTAGAAAAACTTCTATATGAACTCAAAGAAGTTTTGCTCATACATTTCCTACGTCCAGTCCTACAAGAAAAACTTGGTGTTGTGAATGGACCATATGACATTGATAACTTTTATGATATGCACAAAGATCCATCTCCAATTATTCAGGTTATGTTCGATGAGAACATTTGGGGAAATACTGGAATCTTAGCACCTTCATCTAAATCAACAATTAACGTTGGTACTATCACAGATGAACAACTCGCTCTAATCAAAGAGTTTGCTTCAATCTCTAGTGAAATTTGGAAAGAGCAAGAGTGGTATACAATTGAGCGTTCTGAAATCAATATGCTTGATTTTGTTAAGATGTTTAGAACTAAGTCTACACTTTCTATTGAAGAAATTCAAACTATTATTAACTATGAGATTGATGGTCAAGAACACGCATCTGGATCTTTCTATTCTATCGACTTGAGATCAGTCAACACATACTTTGTTGATTGGGTTCTGCAG